ATTTAATTTTAGAGTTTAAATCGGCATATATATAACCTCTGTTTGGATTGGCTACCCCTCCTTCCAAGTCAAAGATAAAATTGTGATTACCAACTCCATTTGTGTATGTAGTGGCAAATTCTACTTCTATTTCGTCACCAGCAGTCAGACTTAAAAGTGAAGCAAGACGTCCGAATTGTGAACCATCAAAGGTAGGGATATAACGCTCTGAAAGAACACCGCTGCTTTGGCCTATATTACCGTAAGCTCCGCCTTGCAATATTCCGCCGCGACCATATTTTCCGTCCAGTACCGCAGCGCCTTTCCCATATTTTCCGCCTTGCAAAACAGCGTTCTTGCCGTATTGACTCATGGTAGTGTTACGCTGATATCAGGATTTTCAACTGAAGGTGTCGTACCGCCAGCGCTCGCACGAACAACAAGTCGTGCTTTGTGAGCAACAGCACCATAGACATCAAACTTTAAAACAGCGTTTGCAAGCTCAGCACTTGAAACACTATGCTCAGCCAGGTCGAATGGCCCCTTGCCATTAATCTGCCCTTCAAGTGCCACAGTCATACTGGTTGGGGTTCCTGATATGTTGGCAATAACGCTTAAATCCATTTCCATATCCGTCCAATCTCCCAGATCAAACCATTCTGTTTCAGCTGTGCCGGATATAGAGATTGATGTTGGTGTCATTGGAAAACTCATAATAAAATCCTCTTGTTTAAAAATTATTTTTTGTTCAATAGTCCGTACTTTTCAAGCTGTCTTCCACCTAGCCACCAGGTAACACATGTTACGGTTAAATAAAGCACCGTAGCAACAATCTGTTTAACAATCTCAATTGCTTCCGTTTGTGGAAAAGCCGCTTCTAGCCCTCCAATTAATTCAAGCATTGACCAATACATCGAGCTGGTTAAAACAACTAAATATGCTGTTAAAGATGGACGCATCATGCCCCGGAAAAAATCAACGATACCAAAAAAGAACTGAGCAACTGGGCCCTGCTTTCCTTTAAAGTAAGCGGCTCGATCATGTTCGTATGAGGCGGCCAGCCCTGCAGCTGCATCTTTGCTGGCTTGAATATTTTGCTGTATTTCACCCTCAACCGTAACTTTTTGAAGCTCGGCTTCAGACTCGGCGATTATCGCGGCAGAATTAAGGCTGACCATTGTTTCCTTGTGCCGATTTTCTTCTTTGTTTTTTTTGTAAGATGTAAAGGCGCTAACCCCTAAACCGAATAACCCTGTAGCGCCACCAGATAAAACGCCGCCAATAATGTCCATAATTTCCATAATCAAAACTCCCTCACAATTAATTTAAACGGTTCTTTATTCATATGTTCAATAAAGTCACTCACGCATTCACGCGAACGAAAAATAGCTTGCTGCCCCTTAAGTTGACCAATGTCATGTCCTAACAGAATGCAGCCAAGCACGTTTGACTTAAAGCCCTTCGACTTGTCCCCCGCATAAATACCGGCATGCATTAAAACGCCGCTTCGCCCTTCAACCAGTTTTAACCAATACAAATCACGCCGACCACCAATACGCCGCTTAATCTTTACAAAAAGACATTCATATTCACCTGCAGGGATGCAGCTGATATTTTGTTGATTATCTCGCCAGGGAAGCTCAAGCGTATGACAAAAAAAACCCGAAGCACTTATTATGCCTCGGGTTCCTTGGTCGCTTTTGTTATAGCGATATATCGTTGCGCTATTCATTTTTGTAACATCACATTAAATAAACTTTTAACTTAAACATTTTTTTTCACCCGTAAAAAAACACCCGAAGGTGCCTGTGTTAATTAATTTTTATTCTTAACTAAGTAGGTTTGGCAGGCCAAACAATATTCTCAGGTAAAGTACCGGCTGCTTTCGCGGCTGTTTCAATATCACGAACAGACTTTATCCATACATTTGCTTCTCGAACGGGGATTAATTCAATCAATCCCGCGTACTCAGCTTGCGTGATCAGACCTAAGTTTAGTTGATCGGTACAATCAGCTGATATTGATAAAAGCTTACGCTGCTCTAAATCGTCGTAAACAGACAATACATAAGCGTCGGCGGCATTTTTAATATCAGCAAGCCGTTTATCTTCAACGCCAGAAACAGCTAAAGCTGCTGCCTTAGCGTCCATTTCTTTTTGTGTTGGTAAATCAGCACCAATGTATGTTTTAGCTATAGTTTCTAATGAAAAGAAATTAACTTCATTGCCTTCAAATTTAGCATCAGGACGTAAAATCATAAATATAATCGCGTTATTCATTACTTGACCTTTTTTATTTCCACTATCGTATAAAGCTCAGTTACTCCACCAAAATTAGCAGCTCTGCCAAGCCCATTCCCTGTTACCGTGATAGCGCATTGATGTTGAATTTCAAAAGTTTTTGATGCTACGATCGTTACCCGCCCCCGAATGAGCGACGGCTCAGATCCTCCGCTCGCATTTGATGAATACGCAGAGCTACCAAAAATTTCATCGATCGAGTCTGTTACGTTTCTTAATTTGGCTCGATGCTCGTTTACAGCGTAAGCGGGAGAGTTTATTTCAAAATCATAAGTTCCTGCGTTTAAAGTGAATTGGTTTGATGTAAGCGTACAATTACCACCAGTATCAGAATCTTTAACGTTTAAAGTTTTTGTTTGCCAAACCCCTTGTGTGAAAGTACCGCCGGCCGTCCCTTGTGCCTGAACTTCTGTTAGCTTGATATATTCGCCACCAACAGGACTATCTAAACGATATTCGTCTGTAGAAAGGTTATATTTTCCTTTAGCAATGTCGCCCACTAAAAGATAGTTGGGTGTCAATACATTGCCATCGTTATTCTTTAAATTTTTAACCGTGTTTGAACCCACTTTTAGTGTAGCAGCACCTGTGTTTGCAACCGTTACCGTAAACTCAAACGGCGATCCATCAACCAAAGATTGTGGTGCAAACTGCCCAGAGATAGGCGTTAATACATAGTTATTTGAAACCGCATTGTCAGTATATATCACACGCGGAAAAAACTCGCTCGCGCCAACTGGAACAGGGTTTAATAATTCCCAAGAATCTATTGCAAGATTGTATTTTAAAATTAATTCATATCCTGATCTCGGGATATCTCTTGAGGCCAGCGGTTGGTTGCCGTGTTTAAAGATTGTTCTTGCGCCCTGCCCATCAGGGTTAAATGTTGGATCTGTCAGTGTGTTTGCATCTTTCGCGCGAAGAACTACCAATGTACCATCAAGCAAAGCGGTTAACCCTAAGTTTGCCGTAATAACATTAGCTGTTCCTGTTGCATCTCCTTTATAAATACGGATATTAAAATCAGCCAGCACAATCCATTTGTCCGAAGTTAAGTCTGTTGAAAAAATATCGGAGGTATGCGGAACCAAACAGGCATACAAAATATTGTCTTTCCAAACTTTCTCATTTAACAAGTAATCTTTAGCCTCACCCCACACGCTAGTTGTGTTTAGAGCAATCGATACTTCAGACTTCAATTGTTCTATACCGATTGACTTATTGGCTATTTCGGTATCATCACGCTGTATTAAAGCAAGATTGACTAAGATTTCATCCAGCGTTGTTTCAATATTTGCAAACTCAGTATCAACACCCGCAGTGTCAACAGTGCTGCGACCTGCAACGCTGTTGACTTCGTCTTGGCTAAAGTCTTTTGTCGTGTTGTAAGGTGTTGGTTGCGCCATTATTTACTCCCAATAAAAAACCCGCTATAAGCGGGTTTTGTTTGATTTATGTGTGTTGGTTTATTCATCGGCAAAGCGGCCTTTGTCTCGCAGGTGTTGCATGTTCTTGCGCAGGTACACGCCATTTTTTGTCATGGCGCTGGTGCGCGCGCGCATTTTTAACGAACGCTTTATACTGTTAACTGTAATGGCGTTGCCCGGGTTCTTTCTGTTGAATTTACCGATATTTTGCATTATTTCTTCGTGCCAGGTCGTATCACCGTTATTAATGGCTATTGCTAACTGGTTCATTAACAGCTTACGACGATTATTAAGCCGTGACTCGGTGTTTTTAATGGCCGACTTCGCATCATATTGTTTATTAGCGCGACCTAAAGAAAACCCCATTGCCTGTTGAAATACTTCAAAGGCAGTCACATCATCAATAATCGGATCCCCTTTAAAGTTGTTCACCCCTTCATCAGCGTAGCGGATTGCCTTCATGTCGTCTTTAAGGGCTTTCGGCATCATCGTTTCAATACCGCGTTGTACGTGCCCTTGCTGCATCATGCTGATACCTCTTGCCCAATTATCACCAATCGAGAAAGTTGGTCCTAGCATTTGAGTAATCCAATATTGATACTCTTGTTTCATTTCTAAATCACGACTTGGAGGACGCAACCACAAATCACCCAGACTTAAACGATCACTAACACCTAACCCAGACCACGCTTCGGCAGGGCCTTTAGTAATAACATCCGACCAGGTTGAACCTAAATGCTCGGCTAAAAAATTACGGCGTTCTGCTTCAATGTCGTAAGGCTCATCTTCGTCATCCCAAATCGCTTCAAGGATTAAATCAATCAGGCCAAAAGGAAGCCATGGCATACCGTCATAACCGACAAACAAGTAAGCCATAAAGAGAATGCCGCCCAGTTGTTTTCGCGCTTCTTTCTTAACTTCGGAGTTTTCATCTTTAACAGACTGATACGTTAAACGCGCTAATTTGTAGATCATGTTTAATGAGTATTGTTTAAAGATAAATGCCACCTTTGCAATATCGTTCTGCATAAAGGTGGCTTTGTTCGCGTTAGAATAATTAAAGTGAGTGTTATCTATCATGTCATACGCAGCTTGTGCCGCCGCGTCATGGCTCATGCCTTTTTTACGCGCCAATCGATAGGTGGCAATGCCGGTCACTTCACGATTAAACCGTTCTGCATGGTGAAAAGCATAACTGATCACACCCATAGTTTTATCTTTTAACGGGCTATAAATTGCGCTTGGCGTTTCAGACATAGCCGCTAAATCATGTGCCAAAGTTTTATCAATAATGCCGGTATCCACCAAATGCTGATACGCTTTAAGTTCATCCCCCTTTAAGGCACCTTCAATGCTAAATAAACCATCTTTAAGTTTTATCCTGTTGCCCATAAATTCACGCGAGGCACTTAACAGCTCTTTACCTGCTTTACCAAAACCAAACTTTGCACCCATTGCAGGGTAAGCCACTATCGCCGTTTGGCTCATATTCACCATGGCTGCTGCAGGCGTTAACCCCAAGTACCAAACAAAATTAAACTGCGTAACGTTATTTGCCCAGGGAGCACCCATTGGGTTCATTGCCCAATCGTGACGTTTTTTCGTTTCATTTAAAATTTGAGCCGCTTTATCAGCCTTTTCGCCCGACATATCACGCGCCTGCTCTTCCATGTTTTCAATTTGTGTTTGCAACACATCGGCAAATTTTAATTTACTTAGCTGGTAAGCGCCGTGGAAATTGTGGTGTGAAAAAGCACGCAACGCATCATGCGTAAAGCCTTCGGTTTTTTGACGATGAATAAAACTTTTGCGTACCGACATGTCCGGTAAGGTTGTTAAAAATAGCTGGTAAATTTCATCCTTCGCTTTATCGGCCATAGAGCCCGATATTGTTTTATCCACCACGCTTAAGATATCCGCAATAAAGCCCTCGCTCACAACGTCTTCACGTGCGCCCTTTTCAATCTTATAGCCTGTTTTAACCTTAAATCCTTGCCGTTCTTTTTTCTTAACCAGGTTATTACGCTGGCCAATTTTTTCAAACATATAAAACTCATAGTCCATAGACTTATCTGCAGCCGACTTAATTGCCTCTTCTTTCGAGTCAAACGTTTCGATAGCAGCTATACCTTCCTTGTAGGTTACCGCCCATTCGCCATGCTGTGAGTCTTTAGCTGTAAAGCCTTTGTTTTTAACTGAATATTTTTTTTGCCATTCGCCGGGTATGAGCACCTTAGCCCAATAATCACCAAAACGAGTCAACGGGAAATAAGGTCCTTCAATACGAACAGATTCAAACCGTGCGCGCATTTCAGCTTTATACTGTGACTTTTCTTTGGCGCTCAATTCGGCGCGATCAATCTTATCCAGCAACGCTTGTTCAGTTTGGTTAAACCGTTCAACGTAATGATCGCGCACTTCTTTATAGATATTTTTGGCTTCTTTAGGCAGCTTGTCATATTGACGCTTTAATGCGGGGTATGCCTTCGCTCTATTTTTTTCAAAAGCAATTTTATCCCTTACTTCATTCGCTTTATTGATATACTTATTTGCTTCCCCAGACATCGACCTTGCGGCACGATGAGCTTTGGCAATCTCTTCCTTAGCCTCAGCAAAATCAATAATTGAATTGTAAGGCTCTGCCGGGTCAACGCCGGCAATCGTGGCCGCATGCATGGTATCAACCATGGCATCCGCCGCTTGCCTGTTACCCTTCTCAAACGCCCACTTCGCCCAGCTTTTAGCTACCCCGGAAGATTCCGCGACTAACTCATTTCTAAACGCATCCATTTTTTCTGCCGTTAAAACATAGGTTTTAATGGTAGGTAAAACGTCTTGACCAATATCAGCCAAGTGCCGACGAGTAAGCAATTTCAACCACTGAGGCCGCGTTTTCGTATTCGCGTTTTTAATTTTGTCTTTAACATCTTCAAAGGTGGGGACGTTGCTGGCTTCCTCATCAATGTCATCCAGAATTTCATCAGGCTCGCGTGAGAAATACCGGTTATTGTCTTCTTGAGAAAACTGTTTCGCGTTATTTTTACGCTCGGTTTTTTCTTTGTTGGTACGGTTTGTTTCAAGGTTTTTAGCCGCAGCAACCACCAGCGCCTCAAGCTCCGTAGCTGTCCATTTTAAGGAGATACCCAGCTTGCGTAAAAACTTACGAATCGCCGCCACAACCTTAGTGAGCAGCGGGCTCTTAACGCCACGCTCCGCAACCAAGGCAACAATCTCTTTTGCTTCTGTAACCTTATCAAGCTTGCCGTAACGCTCATAAACCTCTTTGGAAATATCGGTCAGTTTTTTATCGCCCGACTTTTTAAGCCATTGAACACGTTCTAACACCTGGTCTAAATCATCCCCCATCATTTCCTCAAATGAATGATGCCCAACTGCCTCATGCGCCAAACGACTTAATACAAAATCTTTATCTTTTAATTTATCCGCTACCAGGTAAATTTGTTCTTCAGGGCCATAATGCACCGCGCTAACATGTTCGACACCGTATTCATTCACATCAACAATATGTTCAGGAATATCTTTAATGCTTTGAACAACCTCAACCTTTGGTGCTTTATCACCCCACTTTAAAATAACCGGGGCAATGATTTTTTCGATTTCACTTGTACTGAGTCCGGTAGGAATATCTTTTTCTTTAGAATAAAGCGCAACGCCTTTCTCTGTTTCTTTTGTTTCAATAATATTAAACAAGCTGTCAAACGATTCTTTAATTGGTGTCAACTCTTCAGGCTTTAGATATGGATATCTATTAGGATTTTTGCTGCCCCAGTCTTCAAACTCCTTCACATTAGAAAGGTAATCATTATCAAACCCTCTAAGTGACATTTCACCAATAACGTAGTTCTCAAACGATCTTGCTGCGCGCTCAATAATGCGCGACCAATACCCTTCTTTACCTTTGTCCATTGTTAATGATCGCGCCATCATAGGCGACTGATTAAGGTTGTCGACCAGCTCAGCAAACGCCTCTTCAACAACTGGCCGCACGCCTTTATTTTCTGATTTTACCCAGCCAGATTTAAACCAACCAGATTCAGGGTACTGTTCTTTTCTTCTTTCAAGTTCTGCCTGGGTTAATGAGCTTCCGTTTTTCTGCCACATAGGTTCGGGAGCGTAAGTGATATATGCCGTCTCACGAGTCTTACCCATCCCGGACTCACGGCTACGCTGAAAGTAATTATCAAGAGCATGAAACCATTCATGCGCCAACGATCCGGCACCCTTCGTTTTTGTCATATTAATAACGATATTGCTTGGCTCAAAGTGCGCCGATGCGTTGCCTGAACCACGCGAACCTAACCCCAAACCAAGAGAGCCATTTAAAGATAGTGCTTTAGAGGGAACGCCCAATATATCTGACAAATCCATGAACGCATCATATACAGAATTAAGGAAATCAACCCGATCTCCTTTTCCTTGTCCCTGCTTGACCCACTTACCAAATTCTACTCCGCGAAAACCGAAGGCTTTCTCAAACATTTCTTTATCAGCATTTTTTCCTTTTCGGTGGTCTTTTCCTGTGCGGGGAGCATTAACGGCTTTTCGAGTTTCTTTTTTAGAAACGTTATCTCTTGCTTTTACATCTTCCCACGCCTGAAGCAAATCACTGTGATTATCGCTAATATATTCTCTTGCCTTTGCTAAATCATCAAATGACTTTAACGTTCTATACTCAGAGTCACCCTTTTTATTTATTTTGTATTTTCCTGCGCGCCCTCTAATCTCAAACTTCATCTTAGATTTCGCCGAGCCGTCCACACCGTCAAGTATTGCTTTTACATCTTCAACAGCTTCGTCGATGGATTTTTTACCATCAAATCGGTTATATCGGCCATCAATTGTTACAGAAATGTGGGGGCTGGGAATTTTATCATAATCACCGTTATCGTTACGTTCTTCACTGTAACGGTATGAATCGGGGTATTCTGATGCAGACTTAATTCTATTCCACTGGTCACGATCTATTTTAGAGAGTAATTTAATCTTTGCGGCTATGTTTATTAATGCCGGATGCTTGTCTTGCATGCGTTCAAGCATGTCATCAAACGTTGTTTTTCCTTCTTCTATTTGATTTATAACACCAGAAACCAACATGCGATATGCTTTAACAGTATTAACCCAACGCTTAACTTTATATGACACGCGAGGTTTGCTAGGTATTTCGTTTCTAGCCACTGTTACAAAAGCGGCTAAAGAAACATTTTCGATTTCATCTACTGATTTTTTAGGCCACACCTTACTTAATGGGAGCGACGCAATCTCATCATCACTAAATTCTTTTGCAACAGTATCTTTAAGTAGCTTTGCTTTATCATCGCGAGATCCACCCAGCTTTTCGCCAAAGTCCTCTAAGCGAGATTTACTTGTTTCGCTATCTTGTCGATATTCACTGTCGCTTTTATTTTCAGATTCAGATTCACCAGCCTGTTGAACCGAGACATCTTCACTCTCATTTTCCGAGTTACTTTCTTCATTCTCCAAAACTTGTTTTTTCTGTTCATTCTCTTCAGGCTGTACATTTTTATTGTCCGTTTTATTTTTATCTAAATGAGAGGCCCATTTTTCATGCAGAGATTGGGGATCCGATGTGAGATTGATACCTTTAGGGAATGGTATATTCAAACCAGCCACAGGTTTACCAAATTTATTTTCAAGCTCAAGATAATCATTATCTGAAAGCGAGTTAACCCACCTTATAGCCTTATTAGCTTCTTTATTTATAGGATGAGAGTTTTCACCTTCGTCGCGTTCATCTAATAAAATCCTTGATGTTGTAGGTTGATATTTTTTAAGTTCGTTTTCAGCCCACTTTTTAATATTAGTGGCTTCATTTTGAACCGTAACCCTTGAGTCATTTTTGATTGTGATATTTGATGTAGCAATAACGTTTTCTAGTGAGTTTATTATTGCTGACTCTTTATTTTTATGGGGGAAAGTTTTCGTATTGCCAATATTAACCATATCCGAATCAATCCCAGAAACCCAACCTTCTTCTGTTTTTTCAATATTGATTTTAGTGGATGAGCGTTTTGTAACTCTTTCGGCTACAACAGGATTTACTTCTTTTTTCTTTGCTTCCTTCTTTCCATCCCATATATCTATAAGTTGCTTATCAATCTCATACTTTTGTTCTTGTAGCTGTTCAGCCTCTTCATCTGTTAGCTGTTCACGCTCAAGCCTTTCATTAATTGCCATGCTTTCTTTGCGTAACCCAAGCTCTTTATCTGTCCAATTTTCTGCACCTGTTGGAATATCGCTACCCCATACCTTCTTTTTAGGTGTCTCAACAGTCTTATTTGCTTGCTGTTCGCTTTGTGACTGTTCAGAACTTAACTGCAATCCAAGCTGCTCAGTTTCTTTAGGTTTAGCCTTATTCGCATCATACCCAAACTCAACCGCCCACTTTTTCACACCTACCGCTTTGTTATAATCATCACGGCTAACATCACCATAAGCCACTTCATCAGCCAGCTTTTTAATGTCGCTTAACCGGGTATTTAATTCTTCGGTGTTTTCATAGCCGTTTACCTGAAGGCTTTCTTGCAGTTTGATTAGTTGAGGTAATTTTGATGGTGCTGGTTTTTCTTTTTCTTGCTGTGTTACGGGAGCCTCAACCGGTTTAACAGCACTTAAGGTATCTGTTGTCTCGTTGCCTTTGTTTTCTACGCTACCCTTCTTAAACAGCTCTACGATGTTCGAGGACATAGTGTTATTAGCGTAAGGGCTTTGTTGTTTTGGTTGCTTAATTGAAGCTTGTAATGCTTGAACAATTTGTTCAGCTGGCGGGATATCTGCTTTTTGGTTACTGCTTGCTTCGGTTTCAGCTTCAGGAACAGCAGTGTTTTTATTGGCAACATGTGCAATACCGGCACCACCGGCACCGGTACCCGCACCACCCATCACACCAGGTAACACGCCTTCCGTTAAATCTTTATTTTCATTAAACGATAATTTCTGCGAAAGGTTTTGATTAAACTCTTGCATACCTTCGGTAGCTGCCTCACTGGTACCGCCTTTAAGCATTGAAGAAAGTACGTTTTTACCGTTAGCACCTATGACTTTATCTAAACCAAATTTTTCAAGCCATGTATTAATCGCCATTACTTGAATTTGAGCTTGCGAGAACTCTTCCGGGCTAACTGCTTGGCCTGTTTCTTTTTCAAAATCAGCTACGCTGCTGGCCGTTTCCATACCTTCGAGCCACGCAATAAAGGCCGGTGAACCACCTGATTTATATGCCGTATAGAGCGAGGGAGCTGCTTGACCAATAAAACCTGCCCATGCTTCGGGATCTGTTATTACACTGCCTAGCTTGCTCATATCTCCGTTAATTGCAGACTTAAAGGCAGCATCAGCCTCTTGGCCTTTTTTGCTTAAACGCTCAAATGCGGGGAAATTACCGGATTGTGATAATTCATTTTGAGCATTCGATATTTCATCTGCAACAACGTTTGCGCCGGTAATATCAGTGCCTTCAAAACCGCGCGCAAGGGCCCCAAATGGATTACCTTGCTTAACAAAGTCTTTAATACCTTCAGCAACTGGCAGCGCGTTCATGCCCGTTTCAATGTGCCGCTGAATGGCTTCTGGTGTACGGAAAATAGACTCTGAAATACCCAACGTTGCTTGACCCGCACCGGCACCCATCGTTTTAATTTTATCAATCAGGGAAACATCATCTTCTTGTTTTGGAGGGTTTAATATTTGTGATGATGTTGGCGCAATTGATAAAGAGGTATCCGGTGCATCTGGTAACTTCAATGCGCTTTGCTGGTTGGCTAAATCAGAAAATACAGGATTTACTAAATTATCAACCGATGCTTCATAACCAATGCTTTTACTAAACTCGCCAAAATCAACATCAGAATAATATTTTTTATGAAGCGCACTGGTTAATGCGCCATCGTCCATATCATCATATTCAGGGTTTTCTTTGCGAAAATCAGTTAAGAGCATAAAACAACTGCTCCCACTAAGAATATTTCCCCAATAACACCAAATATAAATACATATTTAGTTGCGCGAATTATTTCTTCTTCGTGCTTTACAGCTTCTTCTTTTGTATCAAAGCATGCGATACCACCAAAACCTACTACAATGCAGTATTTACCATGAATAGGAGTCATTAACGCAACCTCAATGGATCGTTGTTCTTTGAGCCGGTTACGCCTTGATTTCGTTTTAAAAAATCAATCGCTTTTAATGTATTCATTTCAGCCTGTTGATCAATCTCTTCATCTGACATACCGGGATTAAACATTTTTAAAGTTTCACGTGTTTTAGAATATTCATCCAGCATAATATCGCTGAGTGATTTGTTCTTTTTGCTTCGCGCCATTTCAACCGCTTTATTTTGCGGGTAATTAAGCGACATATAAAACTTAACCAGTTTGGCCTCAGCGGGTAATTGGCCACCGTTTACATTACTGCGAGCCAATACCGCATCTACTTTTGCTTTTGCGTCGATATTCGCCTTGTTAATAAATGAGGTATTATCAACATCTTCAGCATTGCCATAAGGTTTAAATCCTATGCCGCTGCTTGTAACATCATAAGTTGGCTTGCCTTCTGTCGCACCGTATGCCGGCGCCACTTTATCTGGGCTTAAACTGCCTTCAATCATTTGGTCTTGCCGACCAAGGGCTGCACTTGAGAGCAGCGCATTCATAATTTGTTCGGCATTCGATTTGCCGGTACCCATTTTGTTGGCACCGCTGGCCATGCGAGCGCGACCGTAGCGCGTTTTAACTTCTGGCGTGTACCATTCTGGCTGAGGAATATCCATCATTGACATATTTCCTTCAGCTGTTGGTGGACCCGCATCTTGCTCCTGAAAACCGCCTGACTTCATTAAATTATTTAAAATATCAAGCTGTGGTTGAGATAATCCTGTCGCCCCTTGCATGAACTCATTTTGCCCGGATTCCATGTTATTAAAGCGCTGATTATTTAAGTTAGTTTCTGAACGATATTTATCAGCCTGCGCCGCTTTTGCTGCGAATGACATTTTTTCCGCCAACGTATCAGCAAAGCTTTTATTTTCAATAGCGCCACCGCCAAACAATGACCTAGCGAACCTACCTGTACCTGAACCAATGCTGGTTTTTTGCATTATATCTTCCTCTTATGCGATTGCGCCGCCATAGGACGATGAACTTATTGCTGTACTTCCTCCTGCGGAATTTCCTGCTGCACTTCCTGCTGTGGAGCCAGCACCCAAGCCATACGCTAAGCTTAGGCCGCGCAACAACCCAACCACCATTTGTCGTTTAGGATTAATTTTACCCGCTTGCTCAATGTCGTATGCACTGGCCCTTGCCATATCGCCGCGATGCTGGGCCTCTGTTCCCATAATGGTTGATGTTTCTGCATTTGCCATTTGTTCATCATTTTGCATTGTCGTTGGTGCGCGCACTTTAGAAATCATTTTAGCCAGATCCGCACCGGCTTTAGTGCGGTTTAATGCATCTTCTGCTTTTGCATTTTCATACGTGCTACTGACTTTGCCTTGCGCGGCAATTTCATTTTCATTTTGATTATCGCGCGCATTAATTAATGATTGTGTAATAGATTCCTCAGCTTTCGCCTGGTTAGCGTCGAGACTTTTTAAACGTGTTTCAGGGACATATTGCTCAAGATTTTTATCGTTGGCCGCAATCATTTTTTGATTCGATCTATCGTTACGGTCTTCTGATAAATTAACTTGTTCTTGCATACGTTTATTTGCGGCTTTTTGATTTTCGTAGTCTTCTCTTGCAGCTGCGGCAGCAAGCCATAACGCTGGATTACACATTAGCTATTTCTCCCTGAATAACTTTTAGATGAAGGATAATATGTACCGTAATACTCACTTGCTTGTCGTTCGCCTTTTTGTCTTGCTGTTGAGTTATTAATTACCGCGAAATCACCAAACATGTTGTCTAACGACTGCGCAAGCGCACCTGTTTTTGCCGCGCGTAAATTATCTTTCATTGATTGTTGTGCAGAAGTAATTGCAGCATCACCCGACATGCCTTGCAAAATGCGTTGCACCATAGCCAAGCGAGTTTGGTTGTCAGAGGCTCGAAATTTATTTTCTGCATCACTAGCGCGATTGTTAATATTAACCACCCCTTTATCAAAGGTTTTATTCATTCTGTCTTGTATGTCAAGCTCTGAAGAACCACCCCGTACACCTCGACGTGCAACATTAAAACGACTATTTCGCTTTGCGTTATCAAATTGCTCATCTAAATCATTCGTTAAATATTCACTAACATCGGTGCCTACGCTTTTATACATTTCATTAAGCGCAGCTTTATTTTTTTCTGCTTCTATGGCGTTATTCTTAATATCTTCAGCTACATCCTGATCATATCGTTCTTGATTAAATGGTGACGCGACTTTTCCATAAGGATTATTCGCATCTCTAAGAAGATATTTTTCATCACTTTTGTCTGGTAAATTAATTGGTTCATCACCAGGGTCAACACCAAACAATAAGTTAATCCGTCCAATTGCAGCATCTTGTTTTTTTTGACGCTTAGCTTCGCGATCTGCAGCTCCACCATCACCACTACCGCGACTACCGCCAAGACCGCACATAATTAATCCTCATACCTTAAAACTTCAAATAAAATAAAATCTTCACCGTTTTTTCCCCATTTCGACAACGAACTTCCCGGGTTCATACCAACTATTTTTAACCAACGATGTGATTCTGCATGAAACTTAGCTGAAAACGCCTGAATGCGGTGAACATCACCGCTACTCAAGATAGATTGAATTGAGTTTTTACAAAAACGGCTAACTTCAAGAGCAACGGTTAACCACCTGTCTGTACCTACCATCCACGCCGTACCTACACCAGGAGAGTTGATTGATACACCACCAATAACAACAGGCTCACCCTTTTTATTAATAGCAACCCACTTCACCCCTTTTGACAGGTAGCAATCTAACGCAAATCGCTCTATATCATCTTCCCACTGTGTCGCCATGACTTCACGGCGATCACTTTCACGCATATTACGCGCTACACCTAACGCGTGCTCAAGAGTCAAATTTGCAATCAAACTATTCTGCCCTCTTTACGTAACTGTTTAATTAAGTCTGTAAGTTGAGCAGTAGCCGAAACTGTACTTATTGCAACATCAAGCCGCGTTAAATTATCTAATAAAGTCGCTCGACCAGAAGACAACCGGGTTAGCAATTCTGTAATGTCAGTTGGTAAGTTTGCTGCTGCTAACTCATCCAGGTACCCAGCACGCACCGAAGTTAATCTTGCAAGCAATGTATCAATATCAGCTTTTAAATCCTGCAATAAACCATAGCGTGCTTTTAAGGTAATATTGCCGCTGGTATATGCGGTCACGTTGCCGCGTATATGGGTGTAAACACCACCATCATTATAACTACCACCACCATCAGTAAATGTCGCTAAAACAATCCAACTTACACCATCATCAATAGAGCCTTCGATATTTACAACGCCAACGAAGGTACCGCTAACAACGAATGTGTGCGCACCACCGTGATACCCGGGCAACACGGATAAATCAAAGGCTGTACCGGTTCCTGTTGCTGCAACGGCATTTAGTAGTGTTTGAATGTCTGAACTCACATTACACCTAAAATATCATAATAAAATGTGAGCGAATCTAATTGGCAAACACCGTTAGCGCTGGAGGCCGTAATAACAGGCGCAACTTGTGTTGCCGTTATACCTATTGGTGTCATTGCATTAACTTGCGTGTCGCCGGTAAGCGGGATTTTTTCAGTGATTAATGAGGCATCATTTGGATCCCATCGAAACTGGATATCCATTGAACCCTCAACAATCGCATCCATACCCACAATTTGTTTTAGAACACCGGGTTTTTTAAAGTCTAAGAATGGCAACTCAATGGTAACTTCAAAATCAGTACCGTAATCATTCGTCGCATTAGGATCGAGCGAATATACCTCATCGCCAACACGGATGTACAACGTACCATTCAATTCTGCAATAGCATCAAACCCAACAGGTAACTGATATTCAGACCACGCACTTAAACGCATAGATCGTGAAAAAGTATAAACAAATACACTGGCACCAATAGTGCACCAGTATTGCCCCCCGCCTGAATAATAAAGCGATAACGGTTCTATTGAGCCATTAACTAACGGCTGAACTTCTTTATCTATCGGGCTACCTACATCCATATCAGTAAGATTGCCATTCTTAGCAACAGTGATTGAACGAAAACCGAAGTCACTTAAAAAATAATTATCATCAGACACCTGCCCGACACTACCGCCAAAATTCGTACCTACCCCGTGAATGGGTTTTTTAAATACATGTAAAGCAGGGTCTGGATCTGGTACCCATATTTGCGAATTATTAGGGAAGAATACGACCAAATCTCTATCACGCTGCCCAAGCGCTTTAGCGTTATCACCCCCGGCTTGTTGTAACCCGATAGGCAAAAAACCCGCATCATCTGCTAGCGACCAGTTACGCGGTAAGCCTGTTGCGCTAAAAGGCGCAGTGTCACCATTTAGCGCCCATATTTTTGAAGACATTTTTATCCAGCTTGCAGAATGTGGACAATTTGCATCTGCAATATGCGTGGGCGAACCACCATCTAAATAATGGTGCCAAATAGAGCCATCCGCATATTCAATCGAGGCATATATGTAGCCATCAAACTGATCAGCATGATGAACTTTTTTTACCAGCTGACTAACGCTTGGATGTGCCACTTTATTTGCAAGAAACAAACTATTTGCATGCGTAATGGTACCGGACTCATAAAATGTATTTAACTTGCCGTTTGCAGCGACCAATCCTTTTGTACCGGTCTCTAATGTTGCAACAGACGTTAAGCCAGGTCGCATACGAATAGCTCTGCCGGTTGTTATATAGGCATTAATGAGTTGTCGTAACCTGTTAGCATCTGAAACTGACGCGCCTTTTCTTAAATCAAAACCACCATCAAAACGATCATAAGTAATCGATGGCATTAACCAACCACCACCGGTCTTGGCATAATTTCAACCTTATTACGCTTAGCCATAAAATAACGTTTATCGCCATGTGCTTTGCCTTTTAATTTTTTAAGCATAACACTGACATCATCGATGTATGATTGTGCATCAGCATGTTTGTAATGGGCTTTTGCTTTTGCTAACGCGTAATTAAACAATAAACCATCATCAATTGTGCATTTATCATTATCTTGAGTGAACCGACCTAAACGCTCATAGTAGTCACAACGTAATATGTAAGTTTGGTCGGGCTCTGGATACACTTCTAATTGCGCAGCACGATCATATTTTGACGGATAGGTACGTGAATCCTCAGTAGCATCATTAAAATAGTCAATACCTTCGCTTAATGGAAACCATTGACTATTTTGCTTAACGCGTAAAATAGTAGCCTGACGCGGATCCATATCATCGGGCCAGTCATATAATGTTTGACCAGCATTTAATGTCCAATCATATTTTTTCTTGAGTTCATTAAAATCATACATCCAATACAAAAACTCTTGTGAACGCTGAAGATAAGAATCAACCGCTGTCACCATGTTACCTGCGGCAGCACCCTGGGCTGCAAACCCGAGGCGGCCTAATAGCTCGGCACGTAAAGTACCGAGCGTTTTTTTAACAGGTAAAGCCATTACTCATTACTGCCCGACATAATTGAATTTTCATGGTCCTGCACTTTCGACCACAACACTTCAACAGCTTCGTCTTCTTCAAAAGACAGTTCGTACTCTTCGAGAAGGCTTTTTAGCTCTTCAGCCAACAATGAAAGCAATGTTGGTTTATCATCATTGACTTTATAGCCAACATCTAATAAATCAAGCTTTTCTTTAATTTCATCCTTGTTGATATTACCGTTACCATCTTTATCAACATTTTTTTTGTTACCGCCCAATACATTTTTAACCGCGCTTTTAACTGAACCGCTCACAGTTGTTGATAGAACCGCTTTGGCAACAGCTATTAATGTTTTAATGTCTGCATTAGAATCAAATGGCACATCACGCTCACTCAACTGCTCACAAAGCACCTGACGAAGCTGCGCTTCAACTTTTGCGGGACGCTCGCTATCAACTTCAATATCGAGTTCTTCTAACATATCCAGCATTTCTTCAACGCCTTCATTGTTAATTTCACCTTCCATATCAGTAATAAACTCGTCCAGATCAAAAGTAGCCATACGCTTGCGATCATTCTGGAATACGAAGACCACTGTTTCCATATTATGCGTTGGATGCATACCATACTTAGAAACTAAACGACCCCATTCTTCATCGCGGTCAAGTTCAACTTCTTTTCCTATGCGGCTGTAATCCAGGATATCTTTTGGTACATCTTTAATTACATGTACCGAACCCTCGCCATGTGTTGCTACCAAACAGGGAATTTCATGCGCCAACACGGTTGTGGCGATACGTTCATTTTCACCACGTTGTACTTCAACATGCACATACGTGCTTATCATTTTACGAGCCATAATTTTTACCTTCTTAAATAGTTAGGGGAATATTGTCCCCGCGTGAGTGCCGCGCCTACCCCCACGGGGAAAGGTAGGAACGTCCCCAAGCGGATTACGCGATTGCAACTACCGCATGTGCATTACGACGATTAGTCGTTAATGCACCTTTCCACGTTAAACCGTAGTACCACTCATACTGGTTATAATTGCGTGGTGGTTTACGTGTTTTCATGTCGTGCCCTTCAATCGGACGCAAGCTAAGATGCTTACAGTTAATGAAGTAGCAACGTTTTTCCCAAGGCGTACCCGGTGAATAAAGCGTATCGAGCTCTTGGAAAACAGGATCCCAAATAATTGGAATACCATTAAATGAAAGGTTAGTTTCAACACCCTTCATACCCATGCCACCATCGACGCCTTTCATATCTTTCGCGCCATAATTAACGGTGCCATAAGTGCTTAACATGAAGTTTTTGTAACCATCAATGAAGTCTGTACCGGCTAAAATAAAGTCAGGTACACCACCGTTACGGATACAGGCTTTCCATGCAGCCTCCATCTTCGTTAAGATGTCGCCAGTTGTGGTTGTAGTCGTTAAACCGGTTGCAGCATGGTTACGCCAGAACACATTTGTTGAGGCATCAATACCACCTACGGTACCGGTAGAGGGTGTTAATGAAATAATTGCATCAAGCCCCACTAAGGCATCCGCATCTTGCGTACCATCTAAGTGCAGTGCCTGGTCAAATTTTTCATCAAAACCCAATGACAATGCTTCGGTTTCTTCATCAAACAAGTTGGTAAGTTGAACCATTTCTGCATCAGTAAAGTTTTTACCTTTTCCATTTTCATCAAGCTGAATACCGTTTTGAATTAAACGATCTTCATCCAATGCATAACCATCATGCGCTGAACGATACGGGAATTGCGCACGCTTAACATTGTCACGCTTGTTATAGGTAACTACTTTGGAACCGATATACCATTGGAAGTTTGAGCCATTGCTTTTACGCAAGCCTTCAGTGATATTTTCTTTACCACCGCCCCACGTTTTTTGTTTGGCTTTGAGTTTTTTCAGAAGTGGCCGTTCAGTATTAACCTGATCGGTTAGTTTGTTTTTAAGATTGTGGTCAATCGACGTTTCGCCGGCAATCGACAATTCATTCGCTGTAAAAGGCATTTTCGCCTCCTTATCAAGTTTGAGTTAAACAAAAGTGTTTTTCTCAGCACTTGAGGGAGACGAAGCCTCAAAATATTCTGTCCTGTCGGGCGCGAACCGACATTCTGCTTGGTGCTGTTACGGGTACTGCTGGTTATGCGTTATTTAATGCCTGTTTCATTGCATCCAAAGATGTTTTGGGTTCTTGCTTGCCACCGCCACCACCTTGCGGACGTAACGGGGTATTTCGTTGAGTGTTACCTGGTATTCTTGGTTTTCCCTCAACTTTAATTGCATCGTAATGAAGCTGAAGCACCTCGGCCCATTGTTCGGGTGGATATTTCTTACCAATTTCTTCAACTTTTTGAACAATGACAGCTTGCTTAGCAGAAAAATTAATATCATTTTTCTCCCAACCACTTACCATTGTCATCACATCGTTTTGAGCTTGTTCAACCTGGGCATTAAATTCAGACTGACTTTGCTCACGCGCTCGTGTTTCATTTTCTTGAGTGCGTAGTGTTTCTTCTTGCTTTTTACGCTGCGCTTCAATTTCACGTGCTTTTACAATTTCAGCGGCAGCAGTTTCAGTAATTTCATGATTATCAATTTGCTCTTGTAAATCTGGATGACTCACAAACAAATCAACCCCGGGCACTGGCTTACCAATGGCTTTAGCAAGTTCTGCACGTTGCACATCTAAAACAGCCAAAGCATCTTCAAGCTTGCCTGTTTTAACCAGGTGAGAATATTCAATTAGCTCATTAAATTCTTCAGGTGTTGCCCCTGAATGCTGAACCAACGAAGTCACATCATCATGATATTTCTGTAACGTTTCTTTTTCGGAAGTCACAGCTTCAAAGTCATCTTTCAGGGTTTTATACCCCTCCGTTAACTTTTCAAAACGCTCAGCTGTTTTTTCCGAGGTGCCTTCAGGCAAAGGCTTTAGCAATTCTTCATCAGTCGGCGCTTCAGATTTAGTTTTATTCTCTTTTTCGCCGTCTTCTTTATCTGATTCAGGTTTTACTTCAGCATCACCTTCATCAGTTTTTACGTCTTGCTTACCGCCTGCCTTATCTTCACTTTCATCACTAGCATTTAGAGCTTCTTTCATTGCTTCAAGTGAAGTTTGGTTTTCTTCTTCCGGTGACGAGCCGTTTTCACTGTCATTAGTAGTTGGCGACCCTACCTGTTCACTGCCATTACCTGTGTCTGAGGGCGAACCAGACACTTCCAGCCCATCTTCGTTTTCTAAGTCCATGGGGATTACCTTTTTTGCTTGGGGAAAACTTTTATTAAAACCATTTTGTTAAGATATTTTTAAGCTTCCAATATCTTTGACTATCGCCATTAAACGTATTGAGAGCCATACCGGGCTTATAATATGACTGGTTAAATATTTCTTTTATTTCGCTTTTAATGGTTTGCTTGTTATAGCCTAATAAATATATTGCTAAATCTTTTAGCCACTTCATTAGTTAGCCATTCCAACTGCTGCGAGTTTAATATCTGTGTCAGCTTCGGTATTTTCAGCTTCGGCATTGGTTCTACGAATATCAGCATCCATTTGGTCAAGTTCTTTTTTAATTTTTTCCATTTGTTCCATCATAGCCATGCGTTTTTGTTCGTCGTTTGCAGGTTCTTCTTCATCGTCTTGTGGTAAGAACTCTTCAATGTCAATCCGATCATCGAAGCGACGGATGGTTTCACGTGCAACCATAATTAATGAATCTGCAACATCATCTTTATTCGCATCACGCAATTCAGCAATAGCCGTAATGAGCTCGCGCAATTGCGGCATAAACTCAACCCATGTTTTTTGTTCCTGAAGTTTATTGGGCTTACCCGATGAACCCGCCCGGGTTTCAATATTCACCATGTCAAAAATCGTTTCTTTTGCCATTTCAGGCCATTCCGCGTCTTCACCGGCAATACGTTTCACTTGGTCAATGGTAAGTTCCTGCAACAATATTTCTAATGTGTAAGATCCAATTTCTCTAAACCAGGCTTCTATTTGGTCAGTCATATCATTACTACGTGATGCAACTGCATTTTCCATTATTTGCGCTTCGCCTAACGTATCAGACTTGTTAGCAGAGGCATTCGCACTACCGACCAAACCGGACATCATTTCAATATCTTGGCGAATGGGTGACGTATCATAATCGGCTGGATTTATACTCAATGATTCTGCTTTTTTAAACACGTCATTTAATGGCAATCCATTTGTATCAATGAGAACTACTTCACCAACACCGGCCACTACTTTTCGTTGGATTGATTTTTCGTCAGTGTCAATAGCTGCAATGTAATGCGGTACATTGGCTTCACGATGGTCAACATATTTTTGCCGCGTTTCTTCGTATTCATCTTGAAGTTTTTCAAGCAGCTCAACCAACGACATGGGCAGCTTCTCACCGTCAAGCGGAATAAGCGCCAAATCAAAGAACGGGAACCAACGCTCACCGGTTATTTCAGGTTGATAAGGTTCGCGACAAAAATCCTCATCGCCCTCACAAATGGTATAAACCGTATTAGTTACGCGATCCCAAATTTCCCAAACTCGGTATTGCTGGCCTTTTGTTTCTTTATCGTTTTGTTTTAAATCTTTTGCAGAATAAACGGTAGACTTACTGCCAGCTTCACGACCAAACGTTTCTTTAAAACTGTCTTTGGTAAACCAGAACCCTTGCGCCATCCAGCCAGATAGTTCAGAGACTAATTCAAACTCCGGGATGCTTTCATCCCACAGCATGTCTTCACTTAACACGCGGTCAAGCACAATGCCTTCGGCATGGGTTATTTCAACTTGCTCTTCTAATGCTTTAAGCATGATTTCTAATTCAGCTTTTTTAGCCTCATAGAACTCTGTTTCTTCTTGTAACTTACATTCACATAATGTTGCTTCAATCTTGCGGATGTTTTCTTGCGTATCATTTATCCGGGTTACGATAATTGAATCTGTTTCAATATCCCGCTGATAAATAACTTTCAACCAGCCAATTTTGCTGGTTAATGATGCGCGTACACTGGCCTTGCCACGTTTTTTTAATTTCGCATCAACAAGCTGTCTATTAACAACAATCTCAGCGGTTTGGCCGAACCGTTTCCATAACGCATATTGTTTTTGATTTACGGCTTTACTCGGACGTATAGATAACTCAGGATTTTGTGCGTACACACGCGCTAACTGTGAGCGCATTGTAGAAAAAATAAGATTTGTTCTTACTTTCTCATCACCATCCAACTTGCCTTCTTTTATACCCGCAACTCTTCGCCGATTTGTTTTAATGCTTTTATGATATTTAACAATATGTTCAGCATCTTTCGAGCTTTTAATTTTTTCTTGCCACGAAGAAACTAAGGCACGCATTTCCTTTTGCGCTTGATCTTCTTCAGGTGTTTGCGTGCCTTGTTCTTCTTTTGTCATTTTTTAATGATTACTTAAGCTTCAATTTCGCAATCACCGGTACCAGCTGTACCACCACTGACATCTATGCGATAAAAATCAGCTAATGAAGCAAGTGAAAAACGATCTGTTCCGCTCGATAATGTCACACCACTAACATCTGTGTATGTCACACCATCGCTACTTTCTTGAAGCTTAACTACACGATCACCTGAACTTTTTAAAACGGCCACACCTGCATGACGCGCCATAAACGGCGTTTCATTCATTGCAACACCTGCTGACTGCCCTACTGCTTGCGCAGCTGCAATCACTTTACGTTGTAGACTCATGGTCTTATCTCCTGTTTATTTACCGGTAAAACATTTAATTAATTTTGCTTATTCAATGTCGCGGGTAACTTTTTTAGCAGTTACTTGCTCCAACCAGGCAAAGGTGCCTTTAGCTGGCCCCTCATCCTTCGCTTCGACGTTCAAGACTTTATGCCGTGAACGTAACGAATACATTGTTTCATCCCATGCGTGGTCTTCCATTTCAGTATCCACGTCTTCCCAATTGCTTGAGTTGGGCATAAGTACTGGAACCGTTCTTAACCAGTGTGTGCATGTATCAAAAACAAAGAACTTATTTTCAGTAAGCGCATCAATAATTAACTGTGCACCAATAATGCGCGAACCGGAGCCTTTCTTGGATTTAATCCAGCGCACTTTTTGTTTTTTAAACAAATCGTTAATGCTTTGCTCATTCCCAACATCAGACCACATTGCTGAATCTGCCGGGTTTTTTAAGAATCGAATACCTGCTTTGCGCTCTGCGGCTTCAGTTTTATAAATAGCTTTAGCAACAGTTGTTGCGTTTTCGTGTGTACCGGTATTAGGTTTGCCACCATAGCCGTATAGTTCACGGTAACGATAAATTTCCCCTTCTGGACTCATGCAATACCAGCCGACTGAGTACGGTTTAGCTGAACCCCAATCCATAGCCCTCCAGCGAGGCCAATCACCTGGAATCTTAAACGGTGTAACCTTATGAATTTTGCTGTCCCAGATACCTTGCAGGAACCCACCGACAACGATATCCCAATCACCATGTCGCCATGCTTTCTTCAGTTCCGGGTTTTTAATGCCTTCGAGTTGCTTAACGTATTCAGGGTCGTTTTCAAAAATAGACGGGTTATCGTCAAGACTGACATTAATACGAACACGCTGATTGCCTTGCTCATCTTCAACAACCGTTCCTTCAGGTCCGATATCAATAAAACGTTCTTTAACCCAGCCATGGCCAGCGCCAAACGGATTTCCGGTTGATATATAAAACTTAGGTACGCCAGGTACTGAACAGCGGCTACATGACTTCATTACTTCGTAGCATTCGTCAGTTGGCCAGTTAGTTAACTCTTCCCAACCAATGAACGGTAATTCGTGACCGTGAAAAGACCAATAAGCATCCACATCTTTCATAACGCGGAATAACAGTTCCTCGCCATCTGGAAACACCCACTTATAATCACCCTTGGATGCTAACCAACGAGCACCAGGGAATAACTGTGGTATCCAGCGTTTTGATTTTTTAATAATGTCATCAAGATGTTTATATTCTCGACGAAAAATAACACCGGTCCATGCAGCACCAAAACCTAAACCGACATACCGTAAGTACTTCATCAGTAACGTGTCGGTTTTACCCCCACCACGATTACCTTCAGCAAATATTTCTTTTATTGGACAGGTTAAGAATTTAGTTTGACCGCCCGGATAAGGCTGCCAAACAATCTTTAACTGTTGCTCTGTGCTGTCTGGGGAAAGTGCTGCGCTTGCCATTCGGCTGCATCCACATCAGTTGGCACCAGCAATACTCCCCCGATATTGCCAGTATGCTCAACTTCTTGTTTGAGCATGCCTTTATATTTCATTAATAATTCAAGTGATGATTTTTTATCGCTATATTTAATTTTGTTGGTGTAACCAACGGCTTCACGTTCATTACCCTTACCTTCGTATTCAACATAAATATCCATGCCAGCTAAAACACGTCTTGCATGTTCTGGCATAGACCGAATATGTAATAACCTGCCATCTTCGTCATAAAAGTCAGCTGGGTCTAAAAATGCAGTACAAGCAATTTCTTGAACAATACGCTCTTCTGAAATATCGAACTTATCCATCGTCATTTCAGCTTTTGTTTTTAAATATTCAGCAACATGCTTATCTTTCAATAATCGTGGGCCATTGGCTTCAGCACTTTTTGCCTTGGCATCGAAGGCAATCATGTAACAACGTTTGGCATTATCTCTGATAGCCGGATCATCAGATGCGCGAAACAAATCAGCAAAAACTTGCTGTTTTTGTGTTAATCCGTTTATGTTTCGCGCTGATGCCATGATTCTTGGGGAACCTCATATAAATTAATTACCTGGATGATTGCCGTTCTTAAGTGCCTCAATAACCAACATGCCGATCCATGCCAGCACTACAACAAGAGTGCTTGCTATTGTTCCAACAAATGACAATTTAGCTTTTTGCCAGAATTCAACACGTTTACGCTCGCGCTCTTTTAACATAGCAATAAACTCATGATCGTCAGAATGAAGCTCTTGGCTTATATTCCTGTGGTCATTTAAAACCTCGTTCATCGCTTTTTTTATCGCTGCGGTATCCATGCGTATCCTTGTGGCATAAAAAAGCCCTCACAAGGAGGGCAAACGAATTGGAGTCATAAACGGGGAGCATAAAAAATGCCCCGTAACTTTTGCTAAGGGGCATTTTCTGCACTATAGTGATAAGCTACTTCCTCAGTCCTGCTTTGTCAACAAAGTTTTGAAAAAACTTTTAAGGAGACTATATTGTGCGTATAGTCCGATTATTGGAGGGAAACAATGAAAAAACTGATTTTAGGAATAATCGCTGCATTTACCTTGGTTTCTTGTGCAACAACAGAGAAATATGAAAAAGTGCTTAACACTTGGATTGGTGCCACTGAGCTTGATTTGGTAAGAAAATGGGGTGCTCCTCAAAAGACTTACGAAGTAAGCAACAAAAAGTTCATTGTTTACCATAATTCAAGAACCGCCTACATACCAGGTCAACAACCATCCTACGTTACCCAAAGAGATTTTTTAGGGAATTACACAACAACTTCAACAGGTGGCTATGGCGGCTATAATGTTACGTACACCTGCACAACAACTTTTGAGTTTGACAAAGGAAAAGTTTCATCTTGGAGTTGGGAAGGCAACGCCTGTAAAGCTAAATAAATTATATTTAAAACTGATCTACATCAATTATTAATACATCACACGTATCATTCTCGTTACCAACATTAAATGACACCAGGTTTTAGCATAAAGGTTTTTGTTTAGCTCTTGATATTCATCGTTTCCGATTAACAGTATTTCACCTTTTTGATCATACTCATATAGTCTCGCCATGCGAACGTTTCAGCTTCAGTTAAAAAAACTATTGAATACGGTAGAAAAGGTCCTGTCATTTTTGATATAACAGATTTCATATCGTCTTCAGTATATTTGCGTTTAACAATACCCATCACACCACCCTCCGAAACTCTGCTTCCATCCAGACTTCTTCATTCGCCGCAATAGAGCGTGTTATTTCGTTAGCATCTTTAAAGAGCCGCTTTGCCCGAACTTTAATGTAACGATATGCCCGGTTAGTCCACTCATTAAATTCATCAAACAAAACTTTATAGCGCCCCGCCCACGTTGAAAACCATGCCGACTTACTTACCCCAATAAAAGCTGCTCGCAGTTCCCAGGCATTGGGGGTGTTAAATCGTCCTGGTGCATGCATTTCACAAATAGCAAGATGGCCTAATTGTCTTAGCATAGCTTTACCTGCATCACCTTTCTTTGTTTTCCAGTTATATTTGATTTTCATTTTTACCGCAATATTCCACAGCTTATAATCAAGCGAGCTTAGTATTGATTCACTTAAATCACGATTAAACTTTAAACAACCTGCTTGATGCCAATGTTCTGGCATACCAGCCATTAATAAACCTGATATTTCAGGTCTGTCAATTGCAAAAACACGTTCAGGAAGCATTTGCCACCCCCTTTCGTTTAAATTCAGTAGTAGCATAACCTGAATAACTTGTTGCCCTAGAGATTTCATACCCAATATCTTTAAGCGCATTTTCAACATCAGGCTTAATCTCTCCCTCAGTAAGTACAGTAATAAAATGTGAATTAGATGCTGTTTTTTCATTTTTCATTTAATTTAAACCCCCGCTTTTTATTTTTGCGGCAATATGGAAACTTTAAGCCAGTACGACACACACGAGCACCATCATTAAACTTTAAGACTCGCATACATATATCGCAGCCTTTTTCCCTAATTTCCATTCCAAGTACTTCACGCTCAACCTGAGTAAGCTGTACAGCTGTGTTACTCACTATGCTGCAAGCCCATCGTTAATTTCTTGCGCTTCGTTAATCACGCTATCCAATAGCATTTCCTTTTTATCACGTTCCTCCGTATTGGTAGCATGTTCTTCAGCTAGCATAATTCTGACATCTAAATCTAAGTTTGGGTTGTCTACATATCCAGTGTCGTTGTTTTCCGTATCACAAACCTTAATTAGCACTTGACCAAGATAAACATAAGTAACCAACACAAAACCAACCGGTAATTGATAAGAAGCTTTTATAATTGCCTCATTCACCCGGTCACTACTCATTCCAAGTAATCCTGCAACCAACATTCCAACCGCTGCACCAAATACCAAACCAAAACAAATACCACTAACAAAACCAAACTGACTAAAGTATTCCATTTTCTCAACCCTCTTAGTTTATGTTCCATGTGGAACGTTTATAAATCATCAACCATTTCTTCGACTAACGTTTGCAAACAATCTAAATCATCATTCAAATTCATTTCCTTCGCTTTCTTCCAAAGCTTATCTTCATGTTTTTTATTTAAAACAACTTCATAAGCTCTTACTGGTTCTTTTTTATTTTTACCCATACTCAATCCACCAATACTTTAAAAACAACAGGACAAAAAGCACATTTCGCACATTTAAAATTGCATTTATCAATATGTTTTGAACATTCTGCAACTTTATTCATAGTTTGCTTCTCAACTTTTCCAACAAATCGACTTAAAACAATTCTTGCTGGCGTTATATTCCTAATCCGTCATTAAATACAAACCAGCAAATATAATAGTTACCCCAACAATCGCTCCTAACCATATTAACGCAGCACGGATAAACCCAAATTCAATTACCATGTATACAGTTATAAAAATAAATGGTGAGGCTAGCAACCAAAAGCCTAATAATTTTTTCATAAATCACCTTACCCGATCACACCTGATCATTTATTACGCTTTTGGTTTAAAAGCATCTTCACGACCAACAAATCGACTTAAAACAATTCTTGCTGCGGCGACTTCTTCGGCTGTTGGTTCTGGTCCTTTGATTTGCGGAACATCACAAACAGGAATAACAAACCTTTCACCAGCCACATAAAGTCTAAATAAATTTCGATAGTGCTTTTCAAAAGCTTTACGTGATTTATTTTCAGGCCACGTTCTGAATTCCCACTGCCCGACTTTAGTAACAGCATGCCAAACGATAGCTATACGCCAATCTCCCCGCGTAGCCATTAAATACGCTTCATCCTCATCTGGTAAACGATAGTCATTAAATTCTGGCGTACAATATCTTGAGAAAGTAGAAAGATTGGGCGAATGTGTTTCTCCAAGCTCCTCACATTTTTTTTTACCCAGCTCAATATGTGCCGGTGTAAATTTCTTGCGTTGAAAATGTTTTAACCAGGTCTTTGCTTGCTTGCCATACTGCGAAGTAAAACTTGAACCGAACAACCCTTCCATAAACTCCCACAGGACAATCATTACTTCGCTATCAATATCAAGTTTCGTGTTCATATACCCTATGTCCTCCCAGCAGCTGTTCTTCTGCGAGCTCTTTTGCGCTAAGACGCTTGTTTTTACTGACATGATGGACTCCTTGGGGAAGTTTTTTATTTCTATCTCGAATAATTTGAGCAGCAAAATTTTTATAATATGCGGGGGTATCAGGACGTGCACCTAACTTGCTCTCAGCCGCCTCTATAGCAACAACAGCTTCGCTTAACGTGAAATTAGAATCACACCACAGTCTGAACATCGTCATCACATTAATCGTCCTGACTTCATGTAAAGCATATCTTGCCTTATCCATTAAGAACTGCCCCCACTCGCTGCCGCTGGTAGGCGCGTGTTTTAACTTTTCTTCATCAAGCAATATTTGCACTGGTATAGTTAGGTTAGGTATACCTGATCCCTGATGTATGTCGTTCATACCCTCTTGTTGTTGGTTGTTCCTCTGGTTGTTCTTATTCTCAAAACTAACGACATTTAAAGGCTTTGCGGCGCTTTTTGTTGGTTGTTCCTCTGGTTGTTCCTCTTGGTTGTTCATTGGTTGTTCCTCATTAGAACCTGAAGATTCACCACCAGAAGAATTACCATTTTTTAAAGTGGCCGTGGGGGAAAAACGGTTAACCGTGGCCAAAGGCAACCGATAAATAGGTTGTTGCATACGTTTACTAACTAATTGCAGCAAGCCGCGTCTTAATAGCTGTTGTATTGCTGCACGCAATTGATTCCGCGTAGGCTTAATGTTTTGATATTTACTGCCTCGTTCACGTATCGTTTCGCACGTTTCAATCATCATCTGATAACTTATTTTACGAACCGCGCCCACCAGTCCAGAGTTATAATCCATGTGCCGCCGAAAACAACGCAAATAAACAATTTGCGTTAAAGGAGGCAAGCCTTGTAGCTCAAACTCTTCTTCGTCGTTCCATTGAGTAGATGGCATTTTGATTACTCGACCAATTAAGGCATTAAGCTTTCGATGTTTTCACGACTGAAATTCACGATTTTTTCTGAATCCTCGTAATAAACTTCATCCCTACCTTGCTCAATACGCGAAAGGTGCTGAGTGGCATGCGCCAGAAAATTTGCAGCATCGTTAATACCGCGAGAGATATTCGCCAGCTGTTCCTCGACACTCACTGGCTGAGGAACGCTTAACTCAAGCTCGTTGCACATAAAAAATATAGCGTCATAATGCTTTGTGAATTTTGAAACAGCAATCAATTCAGAAAGTTTAAAAAACTCAGCCTTGTCTTTATTCAAGCAAGCCCGGACACGTGCCGCCCCAGTGTCAAGCGACTTACCTTTCCAAATACCATCAACCTCGATTAAATGATGGGCAATTTCTTGAGAACCAAACCCACCACACATTTCAGTTAATGCTTCATAACCATCACGATAATTTTTCACGTCCTCGCCCTCCGCTAACACGTGGATTGCTGAGGAAACTCAGGCCAGCCATACTGCAACCATGAATAACCGAATCCACAAAAATAAAAAAAGGCCATCCGCATGGGGAAACGGACAGCCAAAAGTACTGCTATCGCAGTACACCCAACTTCAGGAAAAGAATTGCAACCTGGAATCTCATGCTGCTGACTCCTTAATGCATCCATGCTTACAGCACTTCGCCCAAGGGAAGTCCGGGCAAAGCTCTTCTTTTGTGATCGGACTCCCCTTTTTTGCGGTTAACTCTTCGATAAAAGGAGCAAATTCAGGCGGCACTTTTTCAGAAGTTATCCACGCACTAACCCGCTGCTGTATAACGTTGCACCCCGTTATTTCGCTTAATTTTGCCGCGGCCTTAGTTGGTCCACCCATAATTGCAACTGAATTTTTAACATTTTGATTGCTCATACCCCCAAATATACAAACATATTTGTAATAGATCAACAAATATTTTTGCATTACTTAAAACAAGCAAATTTGTGAGAATAAGGCATGACTAACAATTTTTTAACATACAGCGATCGACTCAACTACGCGATAAAGCTTGCTAAAGACACTTTTGACCCCAAAATGAGCCAATCTAAACTTGCCAGGGCAATAGGAGTAACACCGCAAACAGTGCAATATTTGTGTTCCAATCAAAGAGAACAAAATAAGGGCAGTAAATACACAGGGCAACTTGCAAAAATACTAAGAGTGGATAGTCACTGGCTTGAAACAGGTCAAGGGGAATACGCTCTACTAGAAGTAAAGGAAGAGCCCGCTGAATACTCGCCCCTTCTTAACAAAATGGCTGTAAAAGACACCATTACTTTTATCAGGTACATCGAACACAAGGTTGAAGCCGAGCTATCCATAGAAGAATGGACAACTCTCTTCACACATTTTTACGAAAAATATGATGCCAGCTACAAAAAAGGCATTAAAGTTGATAAAACAGAATTAGCATTAGATTTCCATAGTCTTATGGATGAATTAAAATCCACAAAAAGCACCATAAAAAGCTAAAGTTCCGCGAATAACCCCAATTCCCCTCCCTCTATATAGTTTTAGCCCCACACTTAAAACCATTAAAGCCAACTCTCTTTTAGCTTAATAGAAAGGCTTTTCTGTTATATCTACAAAATTATTTGTTGACACATACAAAATAATTTGTAAGTATAGACAAAATTATTTGTAAGAGGGCTAAAACATGCACAACAACCAGCAACAACTAAACGCAGAATCCCCCCTTAGCAATGCAGAACGTTTGAATCTTTACTGCCAGCGACGTGAAATTTACCTGCGCCACCTGGGCGAAGGCATCAAAGTTTCTTTCCCGATTAAAATTGTCCGGGTTCATTAAAATGGCAAAAACAAAAAAGAACCCGTGGACTTCAGACGAGGAAGCTAAGTTAAGAGAGCTGCGCAAAAAAAAATATAAAACAGCAGCAATTGCTAAAATCTTAGGTCGTTCAGTCTGTTCAGTTTATAGAAAAATTAACGTATTAAATCGCTATAACGCAATCAACTCCCCCTTTGGCTACGCTAAAGCCAATCAAAAAACACGCAGCTGTCTTCGTTGCAAAAATACTTTTCTATCCGAAGGCAGTGGCAACCGACTATGCGGCTCATGCAAAGCAACCAATAGCACCAAAAACGATATTCAATATGCAATCGGCATATAGGTGATAAAGATGAATTTAAGCACACAACAAAAAATAACTGATTTTGAGCGCGACATATTGCAATGGATATGCTCCGGTGAAAGAACCCGTCCTGCAGAAACAATCGCCCTCACTTTATTAGGCGTAGAACGTAAATATATATTCAAGCAAAAGTTTTGCATTTATGCGCCAACAACAGCAGACGAATTTCGTACCTGTCATATTTTAGTCACCTCAGTACCCGGTGCACGCGAACAACTCGACAAACTTAAAACGCTAGGTCGCGTCTGGAAAAATGTTGTTAACAACTGGGATGGATTAGTAAAACTCTATGAAGAAGAACAGCTTCAGGCCAAACAACCAAAACTTGAAGCCTTATTGTTTGATTTAAACCAGAGGAAGGTGGCGTAAGTGACATCCAGGTTAACCCAGCTATCTGGAACAAAAGCAATCTTAAGCCTTGATTATGGTAACGGCGAAGTTGAGCGGGTTGCAGTAAAAAATAAAAAAATTAAACCGACCTTTCACCATGCCAGTAAGTTTACAAAAAATAATGTTGAAAAATTAAGAGAAAAAAATAATGTCTAACCAACAAAAACCAAAAAATAACGTTATTCAACTAAATAAAAAGCTCGATTGCTTTTGTAAAACATGGCCGGTATCCGCACAAGACCATGCCGGAGCCCACCACCACTCATTATGCTCACATTATAAAACCGACAAGTACCCCTATTTGCTTGCCCAAGATCCAGAAGACGAGGCATGGGTTGTGGTACCAATAGACTTTCTTCAGTTTATTTGCGATGGCTTAGAAGACAATCAGGCACAAGCCATAAAATTCATGCGCTCAGACATGAGCGACGAAGAAGTCTTTAAAGAGCTTGAGTTATAAAAATGAAACCATTTATCCAAAACAGGAGCAATAAAAATGAGTACAACAAGACCAATGACAGCATCATCCGCCGCCGGATCACTTGATAGCGCGGAAGAGCTACGAGCGCCCGGATTCGATCAAGCAATCGATAAAATTGAAGCTGCAACCACAAGAATAGAATCAATGGTAGAGCGAGTGGCAAACTTAACATCAAGAATCACCGGAGAATATAGCGCGCAAGCAATGATCACCAACGGCGAAAACAACACACCTCCTGTGCCAGAAGGTTATCTGCCCCGACTCCACAACCAGGCTAATTTACTGCACCACATTATAGATATAACAGAATGCAAAGTAGATGAGCTTTGTAGTCATTTAGATTAATCATTGTTAAGCGCTACAGCACTAGGAGAATTGAGATGGGAGATTTTATTTTTACAAAAGTTTTGCCAGTAATTGCGATCCCAGTCGTTGGCCTTTTGATTTACATAATATGTATATGGATGCCGGTACATTTATCAAACGAGGCAGATTGCTTGGAAATGGGATACCCGAAAACAAATACGACTATTGGGCTGAAAGGGTATTGCATGAATCTTGATGGAGCCATTACAGGGAAAGTGATCCCACTTTAGCCACATAACGACTTGAGGTAACGGGCAAGACGCTTTTTCTTGTCCCGTTGGGCGATTTGTTATAACTCATTTATGGTGAACTATGAAACTTGGTGACAGAATAAAACGATACGAAACTGTTTCACATTACAGCCTAACTGCCCGAACTCCCATTATGATTCGCGTAGATGGCAGGGCGTTCCATACGTTTACCAGAGGCATGAAGCGGCCTTTTGATTCTGATTTAATGGCGGCTATGGTTGCTGCTGCTAAAGATGTTGCTGCTGATATGCAGGGTTTTAAGGTTGGTTATGTTCAGTCCGATGAAGCCACTTTTTGCCTTACCGACTACGACAACATTGAAACGCAAGGCTGGTTTGATTATGACCTTGCTAAGATTGTCTCATTATCAGCGGCTCTAATGTCGGTGAGATTTGCAAAGTATTTCCGCTTCACTACACATACCCCTGTATTTGATTCCAGGGTGTTTAATGTGCCAGCCAATGACGTTGTAAATGCTTTCTTGTGGAGAGCTAAGGACTGGGAGCGTAACAGCCTGCAAATGTACTCAAGGGCGCACTACTCGCACAAAGAGCTACACGGCAAGAAGCGCAAGGATATGCACGAAATGCTATATAAGGCGGGAAAAAACTGGGCTACTGATTTAACGATGCAGGAAAAGAATGGCACGTTTTTGATTGCGACAGATGACGGAATCACAGAACGGCACGACATTGAGCCGAGGTACGATGCCTTAAATGCTGAGTTTGGCACACTGTTTAACTATGAGTTATAACGGCAAGATTAAAAAGCGCCGCTTTTAGGCGTCTTTTTTGAATGGAGTGTTAGGTATTTATGGACGTTAAAGAAAATATTTTAGACCCATGCTGTGGAAGTAAGATGATGTGGTTTGACAAAGAAAACCAACAGGCTTTGTTTTGTGATATTAGAACAGAAAGCCATACGCTATGTGACGGGCGCGCATTAAATATAAAACCAGACATGGAGTTGGATTTTAGAAGTATGCCGTTTGATGATGGGAGTTTTAAATTGGTTGTTTTTGACCCTCCTCATTTAGTAAGAGCTGGCAACAAAAGCTGGTTGAAGCTCAAGTATGGAAAGCTTAACGAAAATTGGAAAGAAGACATTCAAAAAGGCTTCTCTGAGTGCTTTAGAGTTTTAGCTAAAGATGGGGTTCTAATTTTCAAGTGGAATGAAACACAGGTAAAAGTAAGTGAGTTATTAGCGTTAACAAATAAAAAACCATTGTTTGGCCACAAGTCAGGAAAAAATATGAATACGCACTGGCTTACTTTTATGAATACCTAACGCCATGATAACCGGCGCGAGGTAACGAGCGTCCGAATGAGCGATAGCGAACGATGTTTATTAACTTGTTATGAATTTATGGAGAACAAAGATGAGTGATACAAAATATGCTGTATTTGTGAAAGATGAGACCGTGGCGCAGTCAATATATAAGGATTTCGTTACAGGTGTGATGGTGGCGTTTTGCGTATACATAAGCCAAGGAAGTACTTGGTGGACATTTGTGACTGGTTTAATGTTTCTCGTTTTCCTATTTGCAAAAGTAAAGTCTTTGCTGGACAAACAGAACAACTTCAAAAGCAAAGAGGAATTACAGCACTGGGTGGAAGGGCTGGAAGATTCATAACGGCGCTGCTCAGTTGTTGCGACTGAGCGCAGCGAAAGAGCAATCAACTGGAGAGAATTGTTATGTGTAATTGCAGAACGATGAGAAGAACTTGGGAGGAAACGCAAAATGGAAGGTTTGCACCAAGCAATCACGCTCCCGCTTGCGAGGATTACGAGACTAAAAGATACGTCTGCCTGTTTGATGATGACGGCAGGAGTTTTATTGATACTGTTGAAAACCAATGTTCTTTTATGTCGCACGATGATGGTAATTGGCGGCAATCGGATATTTATATAACAGAAGATCAATTTAATAAGCTGCAAGAGTACGCAGGCCTGTAACACATAACGGCGCTGTTAATTTGCGCCACTGATTGAACAAAGAAAAGAACGGCGCTCTCGGCGTCAAATTGAACTACTTGTTATATTTTTAATTAAGGAATAGCTATGAAAGACAGACAAACAAACGGCTTTATATCTTTTGACGCATGGTTTCGGATACTTAAAAAAATGGCTATTCATAGTTATGGTTTTGAGGTTAGCGAAAACAGCCCTGATGCGTGGCAAGAATATTACGACGATGCATTTACGCCCAGAGAAGCAATAGATGAAGATCAGTATGCGGGAATATAACGCAAAGTTAAACGGGCGCGGCTTTTCGCGCTCCGATTTTTAAACGCCTTGTTATGCAAGGCAAGGAGATAATAATGAAAGTAGGTATACAACTGAATTTCTACCTTGGCCAGCGTGTTATTTATGACGGTATGGCCGGATCTCTGAAATCACTCTCAATCGAGCAGGATGGAATTATGTGCACTGTTGTATTAGATGATCCGATCATTATTCCGCCAGAACATGGAATTGAACGGGAGATAAAAATTTACACTCAGCATGTACCTATCCATGAATTAAGGGCTGCATAACGATTAGTTAAAGGGAAGCGCGCCTTTCGCGCTTTCCATTTTGGACAGCGTGTTATGTGTTTTAACAGAGGATTTTAAGATGGGAAAGTGGGACAACAAGTTATCGACGATACGTAAAATGGCCGGCAATGACTCAACTAAAGAGATTGCATCGACCATAGGAACAACCGTGCCAAACTTGCATAAAATTTGCCACAGGAATGGCATTTCACTTCCTCGTGATCCTGAAACATATAAAGGCGGCAGAGGTCGCAAGCCCTCTGCACAAAAGTTAGAGGCAGCAAAAGATTTACTTTTAAATGCGGGTTATAGAGTTTATATGCTAGATCCGTTTGGCGGAATAAACACATAACGCACGTATTCAGCGGTTTATCCGCTGGAATTTATTGTTAGCCACAGGAGGCTGATATGAAATTATTTGTATGGACTGGATTCTGTCCTGATTACACAAGCGGTATGGCATTTGCCATCGCTAAAGATGAAGCAGACGCAAGAAAGCAGATTGAAGCCAACCAAGGCTATGAGGTTTATACGTGGGGTACGCTTTCAGTACATCGACTGGATAGGCGTGTTGCCTATTCTGTTGCTGGTGGTGGCTAACGGCTTTAATAAGTGGCGCGGCTTTATCGCGTCCATTTTGATTTATTTGTTATATTTTAAGGTGATTTATGAAAAAGAAAACAATGACTACAAATTTAACTGCGCATGAGTTTGAGCTTGTAGAAAAACTCTGTAAAGAAAAAGGCATTACTAAAACCGCTCTCGTGAGGCAGTCAATAAGGCTTTATCAGCAGATAGGCGAAAGAGTAGAGGCTGGTAAGATTTTACTAAAAGAAAATGATAGACCTAGAAAAGAAATAATAATCATTTAAGAATATAACGCTGGAGATGTGGGGCTGGCGGAAACGAGGCCCCGGAGACACCAACCTGTAAGAATTTCTTACAAGTTGAATTAAACGACGCGGTAGCCAGTCCCGCACTATTGACTGGTTAGGCGCGATGTTAAACGAAGGGTGCACGGGCGAAGCCGGTGCGGGACTAACATAGCAGGGCGAAGCCTTGCGGAGGTTGAAGAAATGGAAATGGGTGCCGCAGTAAAGAAGCTGATAAAGAATGAGGCCGAGAACGGGACCATTGAGAGTATGGCTACTGCGTATTCTGTGGCGCTTGGTGTAATTCCAGCAGGAGACAATAGCCAGTGGGGGCCAATCAACGAGATGCTGCCAGGCAAAAAGCTGGAGTTAATAAAAACCAAGGCGTGGAGAAAGTACGAAGCCATGGTTAGCGCCTAACGATGGAGGTAACGCGCATGAGTGAGCGCAGCGAAACGAATGTCGAAGTTGACCATGTTGTTATGTGCGACTTCATTTGCGAGCACTGCAACAAAGAATACCACGGCGACTGCAAACAAGCCTTTGCTGATGGGTGGCAACATGGATGGGATGCTTCTTTTTGCCCAGATTGCAATGTCTAAGTGCGAGCATCTGCATACGCCTGTACCGGAAGAAAGCGCCAGCTATTTAGGATGGCACGCGTGGGCTGACAAGATGAGTAAAGCGCACAATCAGAAAAAATGCCCGGCATGTGGACTATGGAAAATATGGGTGCCAAAACAGAAACGCAAAAGCGCATAACAGCAGAATATACAGAGCGTGCAAGGTAGTGTACAGAAAACGTACAAAATACAGTGAAAAAATGAAAGTTGCGCGTGCTGCTAAAGAGCGTAAACGGCTTGAAGGTGATGCGCCCGACTACCCCGTAATGCTGCCAGACGTTCGCCGGCGAATCATTATCATTGACTATGATTTTGGCGAAGTCATACACGAAATAGTATTAAAAAGATCAAACCGCGCCGACTGCTACCAGGCTGTTATCGACGGTAAAATTTGGAAAGAAAGGATCGGCTGGTCAAAAATTTTAGAAGCACTCCGCAAAAGCTTTATTCGTGTTGGAGCAACAATAAATTAACGATGTATAAGGTAAATACACATTAAAATGAGTGACAAAATCACAATACTGCCTTCAGTAGGCGTGCCAGACTTGGATCTGGCTGCTGATTTTGTGCTAAATTCAATACTAGATGATAGAAAAAAACAAAAAAGCCGCGCTGTACTTAAGGTCGTCGAAGGATCGAAGCGATGTAAGCATCGATGCTCAACGCAGAACCTTAACGAAACTCGCTAAAGAAAAAGGCATATTAATCGTTCATGAGTACGCTGATCCCGTTGTTTCAGCTAAAGATGAACGTCGTCCTGAATTTCAAAAACTTCTTGTTGATTTACGGTCCCCTTCTCGCAGTTGGAATACATTGATATTGCTGGATTCATCCAGGTTATCGAGAAGGCAATACTTCGCCCCTATATTCAAACACGAACTTTCAAAACGTGGCGTTGATATTATATTTTCAAAAATCCCCGATGTTGACCCCATCACAAAAATTGTTTTAGAAGGCACCTTTGAAACAATGGACGTGGTTCATTCCATGCTATCCAAAGAAAAAGGATTAGCTGGCATGGCCGAAAACGTTAACCAGGGTTTTCGTGCTGGTGGTCGTGCGCCACGGGGTTACAAACTCAAACACGTAGCCACCGGCACAATGCGAGAAGGTAAACCCGTAGAAAAATCCACGCTCGAACCCAACAACGAAGCGCCTGCTGTTAAACGATATTTAAAAGCAAGAGCGCAGGACGTTCCCCGCGCCAAAGCCAAAGCCGACTCAGCCATCAAGGCAAGCAACAGCTCATTAGTTGACTTAGAGTGGAACGCACTTACCTATGCCGGCAACACAATATGGAACGTAAGAAATGAATTTGTTGCAGGTCAAGGCTATAAAAACGGCTCAAAACGTAAACCGCGAAGCCAATGGCTAATCAATAAAAAAACACATAAAGCATTAATTTCAAATGAAGAAGCCGAACACCTGGTATCCCAACTTGAAACAAGCAACGCCAATATAAACAGAGCAAAAGCCAAAGCCGCCGGCTCCAAATATTTATTATCAGGATTATTAAAGTCACCAGACGGAAGAAACTGGGACGGCGATGGCAAAAATTACAGAGTAAGAACCAAAGCCGGACTAAAAGGACGGTACGTTAACCGGGAAAAAATTGAGCGCCCAATCATTGCTCAGTTCATAGCCGACATGAAATCAAAAAGCTTTCTAAATGCACTACTGAAAAAAGTACAGCTATGCAACACCATCGAACCACCACCAGAACTGGGCGAAGCAACCAAGCAACTAAATGACATCAACAAACGAATTTCAAAAACAATGGACTTCGCATCAGAGCTAGAAGATCCAGCACCGGCCTTAAGAAAGATAAACGAACTGGAAAAAACAAGAAAAGTGGTCGCCAACGAAATAACAACGCTAGAAAGAGAGTATAAAGCTCAAAGCTCATTAGCTCATATAACAGAAGATGATTTGAAACAGTCACTAAATAATTTAGCTGAAGGAATGCTAGATCCAAGCAAAGAAGCTATATCGCCATTCGTTGAGCGTATTGAATTAGATCCGGTAAGTTTAAAAGCCAATATCCACTACCGCATATCGGTAGTGGATAGACTTAATATGGCGTCCCCAAGGGGAGTCGAACCCCTGTTACTGCCGTGAAAGGGCAATGTCCTAGGCCTCTAGACGATGGGGACTAAAACTTTAGTCTTCGTCGTTACGTTCGGATAATATCGTGGTTACCATGCCGGTAAACAAAACAATAAATCCAACGGGTATGATGGTGCCAAGCCATATTATCGCGTTTTCGCTCTCGTTCAACAAGAGTGTAAACCCAATCACCATACCACTAACGGTGAGCAAAATTCCTGCGATAACCGCAAGTT